GTTTTAGAAGCGCCACCAATTTATATTCCCCCACAAACAACTCAAGTTGCAGGACCAACAAACAACAATATTGTTGTTGAAACACGAACAGCGATTGTTGAAACCATAACAGCAACCGCTTTATCAATTGAGGTCACGCCGACTGCGCCAACAGTGAAGGCTACTACGATTGAACTATTTGATGTGATATGGGTTATCAAAAATCAAATCAATCACATCAAGAAAGAAATGGCAAAAATACTAATCAGAACGAAGGGTAAAAAATGAAAGTAAGTCATCTAAAGCAGGTCATTGAAGATATGCCTAATGACGCAATTTTGTTTGTGGCTATGTTTGATAAAGAAGAAGCAGACGAACATGCTACAAGCAACTTGAATAATGAAAGTGATTTCATTTTCACAGCAGAACAATGGGAAGACATTGTTGAAAAGATGGACAGAGATGAAGGCATCTGGGACGAGTTGATGTCTTCATGGAGATACTATGTCGAACAAAAGTTCGATGAAGTTGGAAAGGGTAATAATGACAATAGCAAATGAGTTAATCAAAGCAATAACTGGTCAATCAAAAACTAGTGCTAGGTCTTTACAGGCAGAAGTAGGACCTAGTGAAATCGGTGGTTGCCGACGCAAAGTATTTATGAAGTTAAATGATTGGCAACCGAGTAATCACAACACATTGAAACTTGCTTCTATTATGGGTACAGCAATACATACCTACATACAAGAATCATTTAAGAAGCAAGACCCATTCGGTGAAAAATACCTGCTTGAAGAAAGCATGGAAGCCGAAGGTATCAAGGGTCATATTGATATGTTTGATATAGAAAATGGCGAAGTAATTGACTGGAAAACTACCAAGAAATCTAATCTGTCTTATTTCCCTACAAGGCAACAACGCTGGCAAGTACAAATTTATGGTTGGCTACTGGAACAAAACAACTATGAAGTTAAGAATGTAACACTAGTTGCTATTCCTCGTGATGGTGATGAACGAGATATTGTTTATCATACAGAGCCATACGATAAAGACACAGCAAAAGAAGCACTGCGCTGGCTAGAAGAAATCAAAGAATCTTCTGTCATGCCACCTGCTGAAAAAGATGTTGCGTTCTGTAAATTGTACTGTCAGTATTACGAGCCTACTGGTGTGTTTGGTTGTGCTAGTCGCCCAAAAGCAGTGGCGGAAGGCGCAGTTATCAACGACCCTGAACTGACTTCCGCAGCGAAAGATTATCTTCAAACTGTATCTGAGATTAGCAACTTAGAAAAAATCAAAGACTCATTGAAGGCTAAACTTGAAGGCACTAGCGGAATAACAACTGAAGGTATCAAAGTATCTTGGTCAACAATTGCTGGTAGGAAAATGGTTGATGAAGATAAAGTGAAAGAGTTGTTAGGGGAAGTACCTGTAAGGTATGGCAAAGAAACCATACGATTATCTGTGAAGGGGGAGTGATATGGGTTGGGTAAGGCTTGATGATAATTTCGCAGACCACCCAAAGGTAATTGCATTATCGGATAAAGCGTTTCGGTTATTCATAACTGGATTGTGTTATTCAAATAGACAATTAACTGATGGAGTAATTCCGTATCAAATTGTTACGGCTTGGGTAGGTGATGACCCTACAAAACCGAGCGATGAACTAGAAGATGAAAACCTATGGGAACGAGTAGATAGAGGATTCGCTATTCGCTCTTATACGGAATATCAACCAACTCGTGAGAAGGTTAATAAGAAGCGAGATGAAGCAAGGGAAAGGCTTCGGCGATATAGGGAAAAACAAGGAAACGCAGATGAAACGCAAAATAAACTCCACCCCCAACCCAACCCAACCCAACCCAACCCAAATATAGATAAAGATAACTACTCCCTAGAGATAATTCCTCAACCAAGAGTAAAAACAGCAAAAGAGGCAGTTATTAGGATAGGTAATAAGTTAGAAGAAGCAAGAAGCGCAGGTGTGAATGCGTGGAATTTATCTAAACTAGTTGAAGATGAATGGGATAAGTTGCATGAATCAAATGATATCGGTGGCTGTATAGCATTGACCGCATGGTATGTGTCTGAATTGCAGTCGAGGCAATTAACGAGTGCCGAGATATCACGCATAGGTCAAATGACTAAGCGGTTCGGCAGGATAGCCCTGCTAGCAATAGACGAGGCATCTAGTAAAGACTTAACTGATTTAGTAAGTTATGCTTTCAGGGTGGCTCAAAGAATGTACGCAGACAGGAAGGCTTGATGCGAGTAGGTGAATATGACATTCCCGAACACTGGGAAAGCATGAGTTGTATTTACAACTGTGGCTTCATACTGGTTTGGGAAAGAGGCAAATCTTATGACTCAGGCTTGGCTATGGATGCTCATATTGAAATGGAACATATTAAACCTTTGCCGTCTTTTTTTGATTGGTTCAGGTTTCGCAGAAGGGATAACTAATGAACATAGAAAACCATTGTGGGAATACTGGCTGTATATGTACTCACACACTAGGTTGCGAAAAAGGTTGGATATATGGGAAGCATCTAGATGAGAAATATGTTGAATACGAAGGCGTATCCCCATGCCCTATTTGCGACCCTGATCGTTACGAGATATTTCTAACTTCTAAGTCCCGAGCCGAACTGTTTGAAAGACTTCGTGCTCGTGGCACACACACCAAACGAAAAGCCTATGACGAAGGCGAAAATTCTAAAACTAGAACCCTATGAGGTGCAATCATGAAAACAAACAAAATGCTGCAAGCCGTTTTGCGGAAGACCAAAAGATGGCGGGTAAGGTTTACCGTTGGTATTTACCTCGCCTTCCTAATGACCCTTCTAGCCCCGATTAACCCAGTTCATGCCCCAGTCATAGACCCCACTAAAGCAGAAGCAGTCAATATAGACAGCAAGGTATATGCGAAAGCATTGGCTTCAATGGAATACAACTGGGATACTGAACAAATAAAATGTTTAAGTAAATTGTGGGGCAAAGAATCTGCGTGGAACCACAAAGCCAAATCGCCTACACAAGATTACGGCATACCACAAAGACACATGAGCAAGAACACGGAACAACAAATTGAAAAATTCCTCAACAATCCACTCGCTCAAGTTTCATGGGGATTGAATTATATAGACCATCGTTATGGTTCACCTTGTGAAGCATGGGCGCATCACGAAAAGAGGAACTGGTATTAGTAGCGCATTTTTTGTCAAAGGAAGACCTGTTCCACAAGGATCTATGAAATTCATTCGTCCGGGAGTTATGATTCATTCTCGGGCACACGACTTGGCTCTGTGGCGTGCTGATGTTGCAAGAAACGCAGAACTTGCTGGTTTCAAACCTGTTGCTGGTGGCGTGAAACTAGAGTTAGATTTCATATTCTTGAAGCCTAAATCAACACACCGAGCCTTCCCTTGGGTCAAGCCTGATATAGATAAATTATGTCGTTCTGTACTTGATGGTCTAACAGGAGTAGCCTATGAAGATGATTGCCAAGTAATTTTATTACAAGCAACAAAAACATACGGACAAAGAGAAGGAGTATGGGTAACCATAGAACAGGTATGGAATCACCAGTAAGATTACTAGACGAGATACTTAGCGACTACCCACGCATTTGGGAGTTCTATAAACATAACGATGGCGAGAAGGCTCGTGCGCCAAAGTACGCACAAAGATATCCTGTCCCAATAGGCACTTTAAGTTTGATCATTGACTTTCATGACTGGGTGCATTTATCATCAAAATTAGTGGCACTCGCTACACGCATAGAGTTAGCAAACAATATACGCAAGACAGAGGTTGGTCCTTGCCCTGTTGTTATGCATCGTGTCAAATGGATTAGCAATAACTGGCATTATTTGAAACAGCGTAACAAATCGTTATCTAAAACATTAGGCGACGAGGTAGTTCAATGGCATACCCGAATCAGGGTCAGAGTCAATGACGGAGATATTTATGCCTATCAATCCGAACTCTTGTGCGACAACTGTTCGCACCGCTCCGTAGTCCGTATGAATGATAAATTCATCTGCGTCAATAGTGCTTGCAGGAATCCCTTGACTGGAAGGTGGCTGACATGGCAAGCGAGTTAGGGAAGATGAGAGAGGTAGTTTACGCACGATGCGCAGGGTACTGCGAAAAATGCGGAAATGCACTTCCTGAGAGTTGGGCGTTGCACCACAGAAAATTGAAATCACGAGGCGGTAAAGACGAAGTATCTAATCTAGTCGCTCTTCATCATGGGTGCCACAATCTTGATACAGAATCAGTTCACCTCAACCCCTGCTACGCAGAGCAATTAGGTTTGATGCTGGGAAGTTGGCAAGACCCTTGGGAGTGTCCTGTTACGCTTCCTGATAAAAGTATTGTTATGCTTGACAATGAAGGCAACTATAAATACCTAGAAAGGAATGGCAATGGCTGGTGAAGCAATCGTTACAGTTGTTGGTAATTTAGGCAGCGATGCGGAGTTCCGCAAGACACCTAAAGGAACACCTGTTACATCTTTCAATATAGCCAATACTCCACGCAAATCAGTTAATGGTGAGTGGGTTAATGGTGATACAACTTGGTTCAGAGTGTTCGTATGGAATTACGATGCTGCTGGAACCGCAACTGCGTTACGCAAAGGCGATAAAGTAATCGTTACTGGTCGCTTACAAATATCAAAATACACTACCAAAGACGGCGAAGAACGCCAGTCTTTAGAAATAAATGCTGACACAGTAGGACTGGTGCCAAAATACGCACCTGAACCGCAAGTGCCAGTATCGGACAAATCAGATGAAGAACCTATTGAAGACTTTCCGTGGTAACAAAGAAACAGAAGCAGTGCAATGTTATCACTGCGGTATGTGGTATGTCATAGGAAGAAAAGAATTACGAGCAGTCAATTATTGTTATGATTGCATAGACTAACAGGGGGATTAATGAGTGAAGGCGACGGTATTATTGATTCCGAAGTGGCTGCAATGATGTTGGGGGTAAGTCCTGACGCATTACGCATGCTTGTATATAGAAAAAAATTAGTGCCAGTAGGAAGGCAAAAGCGCAGAAGCCGTTTCCTTCTCGCTGATGTTCTGGCACTACAAACACGCCGAAGCAAGTAGGTGGAATACTTTCTTGCGAAAGTGTGTTATGCTTCCTGTCAATGGGTGAGGTCTATCTAAAATCTGTTATTTACCCTTCCAGAAATTAGATAGCCTCGCCTGTTGTAACGAAAGGCAACCATGGAAGCAATCAAAGTATCAGTTGATACATTAAAAGAATTTCCCGGCAATCCACGCAAAGGTAATGTTAAAAAATTAGCAGAATCATTAACCGCTAATGGTCAATACAAACCTATTGTTGTTCAAAAATCAACACAACAAATTCTTGCTGGTAATCATTTATGGAAAGCAGCAAAAGAATTAAACTGGACAGAAATAAATGTTGTTGAAATAGATGTCAATGATGAGCAAGCAAAAAAGATAGTTGCGGCAGATAATCGTTTGGGTGAATTAGGAACTTACGACGAGCAAGCATTATTAGATTTATTAGAAGAAATCAATTTAGAAGGAACTGGTTATGAACCAGCAGATGTTGATGATTTATTAGCATTCTTAGAAGAAAAAGTTGCGGTTGATTGGAAAACAGGCAATCCATTAGAAGGACAACAAGAGAATGTTCAACACCGACCAACTTTATCTGAACGAGCAGAACATTACGCAGAGCGCACAATTCGTTTATTGATGTGTGAATATCCTAACGCACAATATGTTTGGATAATTGAAAAACTGACAGCACTCAGAGAACAGTATGGCGTTGAAAGCAACGCTGATGCGATTCTAAAACTAGTAGAAAATGCAACAGGAGAAAACAGCCCATCATGACTGACCTAGAAGTAATTCCAGTCAAGCGAGTAATTTCAAGAGATGAATCAAAAGAAATTAAGGGCAACGATGTTCCTGATTTAGAAGCAAATGTTACTAAAGCAGGTATCTATGTTGATGCTGAAACTAATGAACCATTTTTAGTTTATTGTGAGATGCCAGCAGATGCTGTTCCTAAATTGCGTCAAGCAGTTCGTAATGTTAAATACAGTTCATCAGGTGTAACTCGTCAATCAACTGGAACTGAAAATCATTCTCGCACATTCGGCATGGCACCACGCAAACCATTTCAAACTCGTGAAGCATGCAGACCTACTAGCCTTACATACGAACAACCCGAAGAACATGATGTTCTAGTTGAAACAGCAGATTTATTAGCAGACATGATGCGTGAATTCGCACCTGATGTTTACGACAAAGATGTACAAGAAACTGGTGCAGTCACAGACGAGTGGCGTATCAGCGAGCGTTCATTATGGACTAGCGGAGTTATCAATAAAACTTCTACACTTCCATATCATTTTGATGGTAACAATTTTGATATGTGGTCTGCTATGCCTGTTATTCGCAGAGGTACTCGTGGTGGTTATTTATCAATGCCTGAATATGATTTAACTATTGAATGTCGTGATGGCTGGGTGTTGTTCTTTCCAGGATTTAGATATCTGCATGGCGTAACACCAATCAAGCATGTTCAAAAAGATTCATATAGATATACAGTTGTGTACTACTGTTTGCGTGGCATGAAAGATTGCTTTACTTATGCAGTAGAACAAAAGGAAGCACGGAAGCGCAGAACCGAACGAGAAGTTGGACTTGCATCAGCAGTCAAAGGTGATATCGCTTTCAAGATAAAATGAAATATACTATTGCGATACCGTCTTACAGACGACCTGAGATATTAAAAAATCAGACACTCGCAGTATTAGACAGACTTTCGGTTAATCGTGACAACATTGTTATATTTGTTGCCAACGAAGAAGAATACGAAACATACAACACCGCATTAAATGGCGAATATCAAATAGTTGTAGGTGTTCGTGGCATATCTAGCCAAAGAAAGTTTTACCATAACTGGTTTCCAATTGGCGAGCGCATTGTCAGCATTGATGATGACATGGCAGATTTATTAGAACTCGGCGACAAGAAGTTAATTCCTACGCAATACACGATAGACGATATCGTAAGCATGGGATATAAATACGCAGAGTTAGAGAATGCAAAGATGTGGGGCATCAATCCCACTATGAATCATTTTTTCTTAAAGAATCATGTGTCAGTAGGCTTGCGTTATATTTGCGCAAACTTCATGGGAACATTTGCCGGTGATTGGATATTTACAGACCCTAATCGCCGCATGACACCAACAGGCGAAGACCATCACAGCACTCTTAGAGGCTTTACTCGTTATGGTTCAGTAGTTAGATTAGAATTTCTATGCCCCAAAACAAAGTATTTTGCTACTGGTGGTATAGATGCTTGCGTTACGGAAGACGGAGCAAAGAGAGCGGATAGGCACGCTGAAGAATTAAGATGGGTTCAATCAAGATACCCTGATATATCTTCAATTCAAATCAAAGCAGGTGGAGTAGTCAATCTTCGCTTGAAGCCTATTACCCTTAATAAATATCAACGACCATAAAGGAATAGGCAATGGCTCGCCCAAGTAAATTAACAGAAGATGTAAAGCGTAGATTCTTAACCTCTATACGAGCAGGTAATGACAAGAAAGTTGCTGCTGCTATGGCAGGAATCAGTGAATCAACATTGTATTCTTGGATAGAACAAGGCAAGAGGTCAGACCCAGAGCCAGAATTTCTGGAGTTCTTGGAGTTGCTCACACAGGCTGAAGCCGAGGCTGAAGTGGCTGCGGTAGCAAGAATTCAACAAGCAGCACAAAATGGTAGATGGCAAGCATCAGCATGGTGGTTAGAAAGAAAGTACGGAGAGCGTTGGGGCAGGAACGATAAGATTAGGCAGGAAATTAGTGGTCCCGATGGAGCACCACTAGCATTATCAATTGAAGATGCGAAGAAGGCAGTTCTAGCATACTTAGACGAGGGCGATTCAAAAGATGGGTTCATCAATTCGGGATCAGATTCAATCTCTGACGAAGCAGGAAAGAACGAACTGGATACAGACGCTTCCTGATAGCGTTGTAAAAGATTTATCTCGTAAGCCATGGTGGTTCATTGGCAGACCTGAGCAGCAAGAACCCGAAGGCGACTGGAATGTTTGGTTAATTCTTTCAGGTCGTGGTTGGGGTAAGACAAGAACTGGTGGCGAATGGTTAGCCCGAAGGATATTAGAAAACCCTAAAGCACCTGACGGAAGCGCAACTCAATGGGCAATTATTGCACCGAGGTTCGCTGACACTAAGAATGTTTGCGTAGAAGGACCATCAGGATTTCTTAAAGCATTAAACCATAGAGGTTTAGTGTCTGATATTGATTACATATATAACAAGTCTTCATACAAGATATTATTCAAAGACGGTCAAGTAGTTCACATGTTCGGTGCTGACTCACCGGATGCTGGTCGTGGTTTGAATTTATCAGGTGCTTGGTTAGACGAGTTGGCTATGTGGCCATATCCGTATGAAACATGGACAGAAGGTTTAGCACCAGCACTTCGTATAGGCGACAGACCGAGAGTGGTTGTTACTACAACTCCGAAGCCAATCAAACTCCTCCGTGATTGGACAACACGAACAGATGGTTCTGTTTATGTTACGAGAGGCAGTACATTTGATAATGCTAAGAACTTATCTGAGACCGCACTCATTGAGTTGCGAGCGAGATACGAAGGCACTCGCACAGGAAGGCAAGAGTTATATGGCGAACTTCTTGATGCAGCCGAAGGCGCATTATGGATTCGTGACTGGATTGAAGAAACCAGAATCACGCCAGATAAACTTCCGCCTCTTTATCGCATAGTTGTAGCGATTGACCCAGCAGTAACCAGCGGAGAAGACTCAGATGAAACAGGAATTGTCACAGCAGGAGCAAGTGCAGACGGACACTTCTATGTGCTCGCTGATGATACTTTACGGGCTACTCCAAACGAGTGGGGCAAAAAGGCAGTTGAAGCATTTAGAAATTGGAAAGCAGACCGAATCGTCGCTGAAACAAACAATGGCGGAGATATGGTCATTATGGTATTACAACAAGTAGATAGAAATGCACCTGTTACTAAAGTTCATGCGACTAGAGGTAAGAGAGTAAGAGCAGAACCTATCTCAGCATTGTATGAACAACAAAGAGTTCATCATGTTGGTGCGTTTCCACAATTAGAAGACCAGATGGTTATGTGGACACCAGAAGCACCTGATTCACCTGATAGATTAGATGCGCTAGTATGGGCATTGACAGAATTAAAAGATGGCTCGGTATCTCATGCTGGTCTTGCTGGTATGGCTAATATCTGCCCAAGTTGTCAGATGCCTAGCCCTAAATCAAGTATCGTTTGTAATTATTGCAATGCTTCGCTGAACGGAGAATAAGTGGCAGTCACATATAACACAGTTATTGATCAAGGTGCGGATTGGTATATTAACTTTACTTACAAGAACCCAAACGGAACTGCAATCAATTTGACTGGTTATTCAGCAGCACTTCAAATTAGAACTTCACCATTAGCAGCGACAGCAGTATTAACATTAACTTCACCAAGTGGTGGAATTACTATCACTGGCGCAACTGGTTTGATTGAGTGTCATGCGACAGCAGCACAAACAGCATTAATCACTAACGGCAAATACGCATACGATATAGAAATTACAGCACCAAGTACTGGTGTTGTTACAAGACTAGTACAAGGCACAGTTCAAGTTAGCCCACAAGTAACGAGAACACCATGAGCGATATAATTGTAGTTCAACCAGTAATTCCTATTGTTGAAGTCACTGCCCCAGGACCACAAGGACCAGCAGGTGCTTTCAGCCCAGGAGATGTTGCCTACACACATACACAATCAGTATCAAGCAGTACTTGGACAATAAACCATAACTTAGGTTTTAATCCAACAGCAGTAGTATTGGATTCAGCAGGAACTAATTGCGAGGGCAGTTTCAGTTATCCAACAGTTAATCAAATGGTAATAACTTTTAACTCAGCCTTTACCGGCATCGCTTACATAATCTAGGAGAAAACATGTCATCAAAGAAGTTCTTGGTCAATTTAGACCTAACGAAAAATGAATTACAAAATGCGGTAATTCAAAATCTAGGCACTGCTCCTAGTTCACCAAAAGATGGTCAGATTTACTACAACACCGCTGACGATACTCTTTATTTCTGGAACGGAACTACATGGGTAAACTTCGTACAGACAACCCAAGTTCAATACAACACATTCTCAAATCGTCCAGCAGCAAACACAGTACCAGCAGGAACTTTATTCTTTGCTACCGATACCAACTTACTTTATTTATCAGACGCAACCACATGGGATCAAATCTCATCATTCGGTTCAGTATCAGCACAAACTTCTTATGGCGATACTTCTAGCAACGGTACTTCAAATGATTATGCTCGTGCAGATCATACACACGGAACTCCTAGCCTAACTTCAACTGCGCCACAAACTCTTGCCGCAGGTGGAACTAATTCAGTAGGAACTGCAACTACACCAGCAAGAGCAGACCATGTTCACGCATTACCTAACTTCGGCAATGTTTCAGCACAAACATCTTTCGGTGCTTCTTCTGCTAATGGAACTGGTACAGAGTTTGCTCGTAATGACCATACTCATGGAACACCAGTACATGACAATGCCGCACATTCAGCAATCAATTTATCTGCATTAACAGTACCAACAGCAGATGTTTCTTTCGCTACCTACAAGATTACTAATTTAGGTACACCAACAGCAGATACAGATGCCGCAACTAAGGCTTATGTTGATGCAACAGCACAAGGTTTACAAATCAAAGAGGCAGTACATCTAGCAACTATCGCAATACTTCCTAACTCACCGACTTGGACAAGTGCTAATGGCGGAACTATTACCGCAGGAGCCAACTCAACATTAACTGTTGACGGCGACCAAGTACTATCAGGACAAAGAGTTCTTGTTAAGAACGAGGCAAGTGTTGGCGGATTAGGTGGCGAATACAACGGTATCTATACACTAACAGTTGAGGGAGATGGATCAACTGCTTGGGTACTTGTCCGTTCTGCTGATGCTAATGTTTCAGCCGAAGTTAAATCAGGTATGTTTACCTTTGTTCAAACTGGTGGCACACTGGCAGATACTGGTTGGGTATTAACTACTAACAACCCAATTACTCTTAATACAACAGTACTTACATTTACCCAATTCTCTGGTGCTGGTACATATACTGCTAGCAATGGTGTTGTTTTAGGTGCAGTTGGTGGCGGCAATAATTTCTCAGCAGTTGCAGGAACTGGTATTACCGTAAATAGCGGTGGCATCAATATTGATACCTCTGTTGTAGTTACTAAGTACGCAGCCAATGTTGGTAATGGTTCTGCACAAGCAATCACAGTTACCCACAATCTAGGCACAAGAGATGTGATAGTATCTGTGTACGATAATTCTTCTCCGTACGCCGAGGTAGTTTGCGATGTTGAACATACTTCAACAACTGCAATTACTTTGAATTTCACAGTAGCACCAACTTCAAATCAATATCGTGTAGTAGTACACGCTTAGGAGGCATAGCGTGGGTCTATTAGATAGATTCGCTAAGCGAGTTGCAGCAGAGATAGAGAAAGCACCAAATCTACCTGCTGGTTCTGTAACCATGACTGAACAAGAAATGGTTAATCGCACAGGAATCATGGCACAACAGTACGGACAATCGGTTTCATTACCGAGAAATCCGATATGGCCGAATGTACCTTTCACTCCGGGCAATCCTTTAATTCCGGGAGCAATCAACCCTGTTCGTGAAGATGGTAGAGCCGACCCAAGAAGATATGAATATCAAGTTGCGCAAAATATCAATATCACGCCAACTAAACTTATTCCTTTCACTACGCTTCGCTCAACTGCTGATCAAGTAGATATTATCCGCAGGTGTATTGAAGTAGTGAAGAATAAAATTACTGGTATGGACTGGGACATTGTTCTGTCAGATGATGCATCAGAAAAAATCGCTGCTGAATCAGGCAAAGATCATGTTCGTGCTATGGCTGAAGCAAGAGTTAATTACACTGAAGACATTGCAAGACTAAGAGGATTCTGGGAACAACCTGATAAAAACAACGGATACACATGGTCAGACTGGATTAATTTAGCATTAGAAGAAATCTTAGTTATTGATGCTTGGGCTATTTGGCCACAGAAATCAGTAGGCGGAGATTTATTTGGATTTCAAATTCTTGATGGCTCAACTATTAAACCATTGATTGATGACCGAGGCATGCGACCAATGCCACCGAATCCAGCGTTCCAACAAATTTTATTTGGTTTCCCTCGTTCAGAGTTCATGGCACCAAATGAAGTTGAAGACGCTGATGGTGAATTCACTTCTGATGAATTATCTTATTTAGTTAAGAATCGTCGTTCATGGACT